CGCCAGAAAAGCCGTTTGTAGATACGACTGGGCCTGAGAATGTGGTTTGAGCCATGATATTTCCTTACATGCAAGTGTGGCGTATCCGTCTGCATGTCGTCAGCCGGGGGCTGTCAGATACACCGGATAACCCCGGGTTAAACGCATATTACATCAAAATAAAAAACTATGCAACAAAAAAGGGCTCCCTTGTGAGGAGCCCTTTTCAGTCTTTCATCAGCTTGAGCCTGATGAACCCCACATTCCCAATGGGTCTGACCAGCCGAAGCTATAACGCTCGCGGGCCTTGTAACGTACGTTACCGGTGTCAAAGTCACCGTCCATAGAGGTGTTCATAGATTTACGCACAAAGTGCTTCATACCATTAGGAACATCAGTACAGATAAACCAACCATTAGTGTCGGTCAAGAAGTCGTTCACGGTGCTGCCATTGGGAATTGAACCCATCTGCTTCAATGCGTTGATATCGTTATCAGCGGTACCAACACGGCCTACAGTCTTTAACAGACGTTCAGCAACGAACATCAATGCAGGAGGGATAACCAACTTCTGTGGCTTAGCAGCGATTAACAGACCACGCTCATCTGTCCAAGCGGCGATTTGAATAACGGCGGCTTCCAAAGAAGTCTCGTTTAAATCTACCTGAACAGCAGCAGTGTTTGAGTTAACGCCTCCACCAACGGTTGGGTGAGCAGTGCTAAACAAAGCGACACCATCACCACCAGCATAAGTAGCATTGAAACCGTTATTCAGAATAGCGGCTGCTTTGACTTGCTTAGTGTAAGCCATTGCACGGGCCAAAGATTTCGTGTAGCGGGCAGACAAGCTGTCATACAAGTTATCTTCAACAGCTTCTTCAGTGATGGAGAAGCCTAGTGCGATGGTTTCGTGGTTGTAGCGAGTAGACCATGCTTCCTGTGCATTGTCATAAGCGATGGCAGAGCCTTCAGCTTTAACAGGTGCAGTGCCGAAGCCAGATAGCTTGGTCTCTTCTTCAAAAGAACGGTCAGAAGATTCAGTTTCGTAAATCTCCTTATGTTGCTCGCCGTATCGCTTATATTCCGAGCCGAACAGTGCGTTCAAGCCCGGTAACAGCTCTTTAAGTAGTTGTGCGCGTGAAATTGCCATTTTTATTTACTCCTTACAGGCCAACGTTATTGGTATAACTATGAGCGCTAGGGTTGAACTTTACCAACACGTCTGTGTAAGCATCGCCTGCGGGTGAGGCGAAACCAACAATACGGAAGGCTGCGGCGGTAGTCTGAACAGTCGCATCCAAGGCGCTAGTAGAGTTACCAGTACGAGTAGAACCCGTAGAGGTGCTCTGCACAGCAGCAAAGAATGTGTTAGTACCTAGAACTGTTTGAGCACCAGAACCATCCAACTGAGCTTGGAACGCTACGTTAGAGTCAGTAATGACTTTAACAGTGACCACACCAGTTGTACCAGTTGGGTAGTACTGAGAGTAAATTACCTGACCTTGAGCATTTATATACTCGCAGCCAACAAAGACGCCAATAGCACCAACTCCGTTACCACCAAGGTTATTGGTAGTAACATCAGCACCAGTAGCGGTCGATATAGCAATGTAGCCATCAGATCCGATAATAACGACTTGACCATAGAAAATGTTGGTAGCTTCGCCAGCAGGGTCGATCAGAAAAGTTTCTGTCGCACCAGCATAAGGCATGCTGTCAACGCGATTAATGGGACGTAGCCCATAGGGGGACGCGGTAGTTGCCATTTAAGGACTCCTAAAATTTAAGAACCAGAACCAAAAGTGACCTTGGACTTCTTATCAGAGAAAAGAGGCATCCTAGGATCACTGTCTCTTAGAAAGTTATTGTCAACCGAATCTATCTGAGCTTGGTTTTGTTTGGCATAGTGTGCCGCACGTTGTGCCATAAACTCATCAGGGATACGACAGAGCAATAATCCGCCCACCTCAATGTTGCCAATAAAGCGACCTTCGGTAGAAGCGTGCATCATAAGCTCAGGGTATTCATCTGCTTTGCAGGGTTCATATCCTTCGCGTAACTTAGAAGAAATGTTACTAGGATCAGATACTCCCAGAGTGCTTATACGTACCCAGCGATGTGACCAACCCGGACGATCATCTGGGCTAGGCAGTGTCTCTGGAGGACGCCATGCTTCTGGTCGATACGATACGTTACGGCCTTCGGCCTCACGGGGCGCACGAGTTTGTTTAGTAGTCTGATCCATTATTCACCTCTTTTTAGTTTAGCAACCTGTCGCGCATAGTCTTCATATGACACCCCAAGCCTGCGAGCAATCGCGGCCTCAGATGCCTTTAACCGAATGCGGTTAGGCGGTGTGCTACGGGAAGCCGGGGCTACCACTGTAGACGGTTTTGTTGCACGGCGCGGAGTTCCCTCTTCAGCCGGTTCATCGTCGCTCCCGAAATGTTCGGGGAATCGTTTACGCATAGTTGCGTCAACTTTATTATAGTACTCATCAGTACCAATATACTGGGTGCCGTAATCTCTTGCCAGCTTTTGATGCAACCCGAGGGCGGTAGCTGTCATTTCTTCATCAGCACCAAACCAAGTGTTATTGTGCATCCAACGCTCATCACGTGGAGTAACATTTGATTTATTTGCACTTGTTTGTTGTATTTGTACCTCATTTCTGCTTTCTTGTAAAGGGGGTTTAAAATTTTCTGCTTTATCAAGATTAGCTGTAGCCCTATACAACTTAGTTTGAGCTTCTACAACTGCATCGGAATCCCCAGAGTCATAAGCCTCTTTGTATTCCCGTTTAACTTTCTCAAGCTCAAGCTGCGCTGCACTTTTGTTTTGCTCAATATAGGCTTTCGTACCTACAGATAACTGTTCCCGTAGATTTTTATTATGGTCCCATAACTGTTTTGCTAAGGATTCAGCTGCCACACGCTCGCGCATAGCCTCTTCTTTAGCCCGACGCTCATCATGGTAGCCACGGGTAAATTTCTTAATCCGTGCCTGAACCTTCTCGTCGTAGTTGCTTAACTCCTCATCAGTTACTTCTTCGACAGGCTCCTTCATTGGCTTTCGACCACGATCTTCAGGAGGGGTATCGTCTTCTACCTCTACTTCAAACTCTTCTTCTACGGGTTTACCCGTATCCTCTTGTTCATCGGGGAAAATATACTCTTCCCCTTTAAATTCAGCTTCTGCCATTAGTTACTCCTTAGCTAGCACGGGAAATGCCCCGGGGATCTTCCACAACCGCTTCAACCGAATCATCATTAATGATGCGGAATTCACGACCATGTATTTTCAGGCGGGTGCCTGAATTGGGTCGAACGATGACAAAGTCACCTTCTTTGCAAGACGGCCCACTTGGGAACCGGCTGGTATCTCTGTATGCATCTGGCCCTGCCTTTACTACGAATAGCACCGGAGTGAGCACTTCCTCATACATCATTGACTGGCTTGCTTTAACAATACCAGTCTCACTATCTGCGAACTTCTCCATAGCCTCTGGCACTACGCAAAGCAAGCGAAATGTCTTTGGGTCAGGTAATTGTTTAGCTTTCTGCTCGGGGGAAGTGTTTAGCACCCCGGATAGGTCGATAGCATCAACATTAAACTTAGTCGTCATCTTTTTCCAATCTTTGCACAAGGTCATTTATTAAAGCATCTGCTTGGGCAAGACCCCGGATTACCCCACAGACATGACGATACTCGTCAAAACTTTTTGCTCCCCCATCGGCAAGGAAATTAATACTATCTCTAGAGTCTTCTAATAGCTGCTTATGTAGATGGGCCAGTACTTTTAAATCATTCATTTAGAATTACCCCTATTCCTCTGGTCGTTGCCAGTACTCTGGGCTGCACGTTGGGCCGCTTGTTGCACAGCCAATTGGGCTTTACCCTTAGCCGCGTCTAGCCCCATACGCATCCCTTCAGCTTGCATCTGCTTGTCCAACTTGTCACGTGCGGCAGCTGCAGTGGCGCTAACTTGCATAGCGGCAATTTCTTTCTGTGCCTCAATCCTAGACTCCTCAAGCTTGAGCTGATCTGCCTTAGTTGCGGCGTCAATTTTCAGTTTCTGCTGCTTTAACTGCAACTCTTGCATCTTGATCTGCAATTCTTGCTGCTGCATCTGAATGATTGGATCTTGTGCCTTTTGCTGAGCCTGCTGCTGAGCCGCTTGTGCCTGAGCTTGCTGCATCAACCGCTGAGAAGCCTGAGCAGATAACTGAGCCACTTGAGCCGCTACTTCTGGAGTTATGTTCTCTTCTTGTTCTCCTGTGGGTAACATAAGACCAATA